GCAATCAGCTTACGCAGCGACTTAGCCCAGCCTTCTTTGCTGTCATGCACAACAATGACATCTTCACTCTTGAACAGCTTCTCAGGCACCTCAGGCAGCTTTGTAACATACTGACGCTCAACAGAGAAGCCTACACCAGTGCCACAAAGCAGGATGAACATGGCCTCATCAAAGGCTTTAGGATCATCGACAGGCAGGTAGCTGCAGTTGTAGCCTGCCGTGTTATCTCGATCAAGCGCAGGGCCAGCAGTCATCATGGCTCGCATAGAGGGCATAACCTCAAGGTTGAGGATCGCCTCTTCGATGCGTTTGACAACAGTTTTGTCGCTGATTTTGTTATCAACAACATTTGATGTGAACCTGCTAACAGTTTCTGCCCACGTTTCACGGCGCTTCTCTGCCTCAATCCACCGAGCATACCTCGATGTAGCAATAAAGTTTTGGTAATCAGTAGGTAGGTAGTTGTTCATTTCTTCCTCACACTTATAGTTTCAGCCTTCACATCATCCACATCATACAGCAAGTCTTCAAACAGTTCTTTGACATCTTCTTCATGCTGCTGTGGTGTCGTGGAGAGGATGTTGCCATCCTCGTCCACTTCAAGTTCTACACGTACAGTAAACTTCATGCTGCATCCTCAACGAGGTCGCTAAGATCAGGCGGCGCATAGTTGGGGCCTTTCATAACCTTACCATCTGCCCGTTTGATAGGCTTACCATCAAGGCCGAGCTTCGACATGTTACTCTTGTGAACACGCACGAAGGCTTCATATACCACCATAGGCGGAAACATTGCAGCAGCCTTTTGGAAGATTTTAAGATTACTCTGCAGATAGTCAGTAATCTCTTTTGCTTCATCCTCAGGCAGAAGTTCATTCTCTACAACGTGGTGGATGAAATGATTGAAGGGAGTGTAGACATAGAGAACATCACACAGTTCCTTCAGGGTCTCAGCCTTGTTGGCCTTCTGCATGGCCTCATCCAGTTCAGCCAGTTCTTCTTGCACAAGTTTATACCACAGGCGCATATCAAGCGATGCACCAAAGGTCTTGATAAACTCCTGCAGCATAGGCGCAAGATTGTGGTTGAGTGGGGTTTCTTCTTTCACAGTTTCGTCAGCCATTGTTCTTCTCCAGTGTTGTGACAGCTTTGTTGAGGTAGTATTGAGCTTTCTTGAGGTCTTCCATAGGCTTGCCCTTATATGGGTGTCTATGGATGTATTTAATGGTGTTGCCTAGGCAGTATGCTTTGAAGCCTTCTTTGCCTAAGACTTGTCGGATATAGTCGATACATTCTATGCCGCCAAAGTTGTAGTGGGCAGGCTTGTTTACAGGATCGTGGTCACTCATGCTGAACCTTTAATCTTCGTAAACATATTGAGTTTTATTACCTTCTTCTCATCGTCCACATATTCGTATGACACTTCGTCTTCATCGTCAAAGAGTTCGTTCATGTAGTTGCCTTCTTCTGGTGTATCACGCAGGCTCTTGAGTTTATTCATCAATATCTGATAGAACTCGTCGTCTTCATTCATCAAAACAAAGGCTGCAGACAAGAGCATCATCGTCAGTGCAGACATCTTCCTCCAGTCATCAGGATGGTTGTTGTCTGGAATACACATCCCGATAGCCATGTGCATGTCATTGTCGTCATCTTCATATGGCCGCAGGATAAGTGCATACTCATATGGATCAAGCTGATAAGTCATTGTTTGTCCTTCACGTTGATGCGTGTAGCAGTTATCGGCTTACCACGTTCTTTCAGCCATGTCAAGGGTACAACTCTGTGTGCCCACAAGAAGCCATTCTTGTCACACCACTCGGCGTAGGTAGTCTTGCTACCTTTATACAGCTTGGCATTACTATTGCTGAATACAAAGCGTATGTCTAACTCTGGATGCTGCTTCTTTATCTCCTGATGCTTACGCCTGTCATCCACATCGAATTTGCCTTTAGTTTCAACGATGATGCCATTGTCAAGCACGAAGTCAGCAGTGTATGTCCTGTAGCGGAAGTCTGCCCATTCGATCTTTAACTTCTCGTATCGCACCTCTTTTTGTTTATCTGAAAGAAAAGCAGCGACCTGATCCTCCAAGCCGCTGCGATAAGTTCTACTATTGTGCCTTCTTGTTGTTTTACTTGGCATTCCCCTTAGCCTTTTCTTCATGCTCAGGCGACACGAATACGTAGTCAGTTGGTGCAGGGTCTTTAGTGTTAGCCTTAGTTACCAGCTTAGGCAGTGTCTGCAGTTCAGGCCAGCATGTCTTCTTGTAACTACAGAAGGTGCAGGCATCAGGTAGCACCATGTTGCCCGTAGGCTTGCCATAGAAGAGTTCAGGCTGAGCATCGTATTCACGCCTGAATGGCTCATCATTGTTGATGTAGTTGACAGTGTAAGCGATATCTTCAAGGATCACATCTACGTCTACATCCTCTGCAGCCACATACTTGAAGGCACCGTCACTCTTGTTGATTACCCACCATCCGCCTACATCTACACCTTTAGCTGAAGCGTAGCCTACAAGCTGAGCCACATAGCCGAAGCTATCTGAGTCAGCCAGAGTGTTGAAGCTCTCAAACTTGTTCTTGTAGGACCAAGGTGAAGCACTCTTGATATCGTCTATCTTGCCATCGAGATACAGATCATAGGAGCCTTTGATCTCTGCTCCTTCGATCTTCAGCACTACAGTCTCAGTATCACCAAAGTCTACACTGGCAGCCCTCAGCAGCCCCTTGAAGACTGCCTCTGTGATGTCACCAATGATCATCTGCATCAAGAAGAAAGGCTGCATAGGTTCAGCAGCCTCAGGCTTATTCTTGTCAAACCAAAGCTGACACCTTGCCCTGCCAATGTTAGACATACGCAGAGAGAAGTTTTTGCCTCTCTCTTTGGATGTCAGTTGACGCTCCAGTGCTTCCTTCACATCAGCAGCAACACGGTCTAGGATGTCATCGCTGACTGCTCCCTGACCTGCTGCTACGTCCTGCAGAAGCATATGCAAAGCTACTTCAGCAGGATGTTGCATTACGCCGCCTCTACTTCTTCAAAGTCAGAACTACCTACATTGATGAAGTTCTCAATGAAGGCTTTGTCTTCCTGAGACATGTCATTAGAATGAGCACGATCCCACATAGTGAGGATACCACGATTCTTGTTCTCAACGTAGTCTACAAAGTCTCGCATGAGTTGCTGATCCCCTGCATCAAGTTGAACAGCCTCAAGCGGCTTCATGGTTACGAAGTAGTTGTTCTCACCATTGGGCAGAGGCTCAAAAGAGTGGCCCCACTCAGCGGTATACTGAATAGGCAGCCGATTGTTCTTCATAATGAGCTTGACACCATCTTCGATAGACTTGAAGCTGAGGCGGTTCTTCACGTTGATCACGAAAGGCTGCCACCCTTCCAGTTCAACTGCATTGCCATTGGCATCAGTAGGATTGTTCAGCTTCACAAGGCCAAATACTGCCATGACACGCTTAGTCTGCTTCACGATGTCTTGCAGGGGGCCACTGAGAGTTTTGTAATCCTTGATGAAGCCTCCGGGCCTGCCACAGTTCCAGCCACCATAGTTATCCTTCAGGTCGCCCTTGTTGATATTGGTAGCCATAGTAGTCACAAACATGCGGCCCTGCTTGTCGTCAACAGGCATGGCAAACTTCTCATACCGCTGCCAGAAGAAGCGTTGCATGAAGATACGAACAGTAACAGTGTCACTGTAAGTGACATTGCCATCTGCATCTTCATACTTGTAGTAGCCGCCCGGAATAGTCTCAACTGTCATCTTGCGGCCTTTGACTTCCATCTCACCCTTCATGGCCTTATAAAGCTGAGACAGTTGCGGCAGCGTAGAGTAGGAGGCAGTGGAAATATTCCCAAAGCCCATAGCCTCAGCGAGGTCAAGACCCATATCGCCAAAGGCGTCGTTAAGTGTAGCAATCTCTGTACTCATTTCGTTACTCCTTTCGAGTCAAAGAGCGTCTGTTATAGCATATTGCAGCCGCTGTGTCAAGCGACATCTTTAGTCTGCAACCAATTAGGCCCCAGCTTTGCTTCCAGCTTCATGGGAACATTGATGGTCACACCGTATGCTTCTTCTACCAGTTTAACCAGTTGTGCGTCAACCAGTTTGATGATGCTGATAACATCGTCTACTTCATCAGGATGCACATCAATCACGATGCTGTCATGCACGGTGTTGACGATGCAGCTTCTATATTCGTCTAGTCTACGCTCAATCTCCATCAAGATTACAGGCACAACGTCTGCTGTAGCGAAGCCCTGCACTGGATAGTTCTTGATACGTGTGAAGTCACTGACGCTACCATTC